ACCGCATCACGCACAAAAGCATAACGCTGGTTACAAATACGCGCAGCAACACTATCTTCTGTTAATGAATTAATGTTACTTGCACCCAAATTATTTAATGCACTATTTGCTATATCTACGTCTGAAGCCATAATTTTTTCCTATAAAAAGAGGGGAGCAGCATAACGCTTGCCCCCCAATTATTGTTAATCGACAACATAAAACATAGTTACCTCTATAGTTCCAGTACCAGCTGCGCCTGCTAATGTCGCGGTTACGGTGTAACCATCTTCATCGGCATCGATTTCTGTTCCAGAACCTAAAGCTAACGTATTGCAAATATCAACCTTCTGTGCAGAAGTTGATGCTGCAGCTGCTTTAAATTCGTCTGCGTCTAATGCTACTGTAGTCCCGTCTGCATTTTTATATGCAGCATGACCTACGGACAAAGTTGTAGATGAACCTAATGCATCATGGGCTAAATACCCGTGTAGTATTCTTGCTCCATCTGGCAAAGTAAACATTTCGATTACTTCATCAGCTGAAAGAGAGGACGCTTCATACTGTCCCCAAGCGACACGAACACGACCGCCTAACTCATTAGCTTTGTTCATCACAGCAGGATTAGCTCTAGTATTAGTTCTTTGAGTTGAATAAACTGTACCCATTTTCTAATCCTCCTTTACTCGTTACAAGCTATCTGCACAACTTTTTCTTCTTCCATGCGGGTTGCCCCAATAGACATGCAATAGTAAACTTGCGTAGAATAACTTTTATCAGGTCGTTCCGAAATTTGAGCGGTAACATCTTTACCAAGTCCTAATTTAAGACCATCTTCAGCCCAAGCAAGACATAGGCGAGAAGTGCCATCGTCTGTTAGGCGAGTAGTAGTAATAAATTTGAACCCGCAAAATGTGTCTATATCTCCTTGAACAAGTGCTTTTACAGTATTGTAATCAGCAGAAGTTACTGTTGTAATATTTAACAGATCTTCAATTTGTTCAGGTGATACCGCAATATATCTCGGAATAGACGGATCGATTGTATTAGCGTCAAGAATTTTCTTAGCGCTAACTAATTTGGCAACTGTCAAACCACCAGAACCGTGAGCAATCTTTTGCCCGGACGGTAGAGCGGTTGATGTTGAACCACTTGCACCAGTATAAGCTGTGCCATTGGCGGCTGCGATGATTGTATCATCCATCTGCCTACCCATAGCGGCCGCTGCTGCTCTAGCATACGTTGAAGTTGGGTCTGCTAGCATTCTTACTTTGTCCTGATCGTCAATAAGATCAGCCCATTCGTAATCAGCTAATGTAACCATTCTTCGGCTATGCGGTGTATCCATTAATGGTGTGTCCGCATGACGTGAAGTACGCTGTTGCGCAGCTGCTTTGCCAACCTGGTCAAAAAAGGCTTTCTCTCCAACAACGGTTTCGCTATCCACGGAACCACGCAAAAGGGAACCCATTTGCTGTGATAACAGTTGGATATTGGAACTGAACTGTTGAACGAAAGCTGTTGTTACTTGTGTTGACATAACACCTCCGTAATTATAGTTAAAAAAAACAAGTGCTATCTCGCCAAGCAAGACACTTTAACATGAAGTATGCTACCTCCAACTTAACGCTGTTGGCGCGTTAGGGGCTTACGCTTATCCTACTCCTCGACTTCTGGATGTAAATATTCCATTAGTCGTGAAACTTCTGCAACTGTAGCAGCATGGTCTGGATGCTTATTATTCCAATACGGGCCTTTATCTTTTGGATCGCCACGCAATATTGCTATTTCTTTTTGTGCATCCTGGGGAGTTAATGCAGGTGTTTGTTTATCACCCACTATTTTATCTTCACCAACTTTAGAATTAATGAAGCTCCCTATATCTGCCATAGTTTTAATAAACTCTGGGGAATTACCTAACGGCATTCCATCTTTTGTTAATATTTCAGCAAAACCTTCTGGGGCAAACTTGGCAAGAACGCCTTTTGCCGCATCTAATTTATCATCAAACGCTTTTCCCCATTCTTTTTTTAAAGTTAATTCGGTTTCGCCTTTTTGTATTTCTATTTGTTCTTCGGACAGCTCCGTATTTTCTGGTGCCATTTCCGCAGACTTTGCTATATACGCATCATAGATTTTTTGTGCCTGACGGTTGTTTAATCCCGCTTCATGCGCCAATCCCTGATACCATCCTTTTACATCTTTATCAATATTATCAACACCTTCTGGATTTTTAAGATCGTACCCATCAGAAGATTCTGGTCGTCCTAATTTGGTATAGACACCGTTCCAATCATCATCATTGGCCCAGTTGCCAGGAATCGCTATTTTCTCGGCACCCACCATACTTTGTGCATGAATAGCCGTTTTTGCTAATCCTTCTACGCTATCTATATTATGTATTAAACTGTTATTTTGTATGTCCTCTGGTAAACTTGCTTTCCAATCAGACGGTGCTTCCCCAGTTTGGACTGGAGCATCCGCTACCTGTTCTTCTGCCATTTTATTATCCTTCCGCTATTGTTTGCTGTTGTTGTTTTTCTTCTTTGATTAAGTGCAGTACATACAGCACAACACTTCTTTGTCCCTCATGGACAAAACTTAAAGCTCGGTTATTTTCTACAAATGTCATTGTTTCGATGTGAAACCGCGCTTTTAAATCTTCTAAAACCTGTTTGCCATCATCGGTAGCAAACAACCGTTTATAGGCTTCTATACGATCTTTTTCAGTTTTAAACATTATTCTTTAATCGCCTTAATCATAGGCGCAGCATCACCCATCGCTTGTGCTTGATTAGCGATCTGTTGCTGTTCTGCCATCTGTGCTTCTTGATCCGCTTTTTGTTGTCTTTCTTGTCCTACTTGTTGATCGGATTTCACAACACTTGCAGGAACACCTAATACACGAATAATATGTTTGGCTAATCCATCCATATCCACATAATCAAATACCTGTGGATTAATCTGGGATAACGGAGCCAGACTTTCAAATAAACGCATAGCGGATTGTATATCGCCAAAGCGTTGCGCTTTTGCTAATGGTGATACATATTCTATTTCCACATCGCTGGCTTGTAAAAACTCTGGTGGCGCTTCAAACAATTCTTGGCGCATCAATACCGCATAAACACGTTCAATTAACGGCTGTAACATTTCCGCTTGCAGTCTGCCAAGTACAGGCCCCAGCAAACGCATCTTCTCCTCAGTTCTCTGTATAACTTCGGTAGCCGTCATTTGTGGGCCTTGTCCTAATATCAATTGGTCAACATAAAACGCGGAGCGTATCGCTTGGCGTCTTTGTTCTTCCATTTGTAAACCGAGAGGGTTATTAGCACCAATATTTAACGGCTCAATACGATCTCTGGTACCGCTTCTATAGAAGTTTAATCCTCCAGGCACAGTACGAATAGGCATCATAAAACCGTCATCGGGCAACATAAGAGGAGGGTCAACCTGTTTTTGTGCTGCCCGAATCGTTACTTCCGACATTTTCGAGAGCATTTTTGTGTCCGCTAACGCAGTCATGGCGGGGGAACGACCATAACCTCTTTCAAAGCTGGCTTTTAACCAACGGGGACACATATACGGAAGTTCATCAAAACCACTTTCCGAAATAATTTGTTTATCTTCTGGGTCAATATATATCGATGCAAACGGTTTGTTGAGATTATCTACTTTTGTTGTGTCGTAATTATCTCTTGGATGCACTATATGGATAAATTCTACTTCTTCATACGGTTCTTCCATCGCTTTTTTTTGTAAGCGTGTTGGTAACGCGTCATTACCAAAAACTTCTTTTGCTGCAATACAGGTCATTTTAAATTTACGATACACCGTATTAACACGACCTTCCGCATCTTCGGCTATAAAACATTCCCCAATGTGGCGTGTTGAAAATCGTAAATTGGTAGACGCATCTCGTTCTACCATCATAACGCCTGTACCAAATACCACTAAATCCGAATACAATTCATGCACAGCTTCGGCAAAGTTTGACCGATGAAATGCCGAATACATCACTTCGGTTACACCTTCCAGCCATTCTTTCGCTTCGTCATCACCATCAAGTGTTCGATCTTTAAACTTTAAACTAAACCAAGGTGTAGACGGATTGGTTAACATACCATGCAAACTGGCTGCTAACATTTCGGCTGCATGTATAGCGGTACCGTCAAAGATCAGCTCAGTACGTTTATCGCCAGCGGTTCTATGTTTTGTTATATCGGCTTTCCGTGGGCTAATGTAATCAGCCAATTCCTGCCAATGACTTTCCCAAACGGAGCGCTGATTTTCTAGTACCTTAAACTGGTTGATATAAGCAACAGCGCGTTTATTCGCTTGTGCCATATTAGTCTCCTAATAATGTTTTTGTCGATTTGCTCGTACCTGATGTTGTTAGGCCTTGTGTGCCTGTTAACACCGTAGCTGCTTCACCCGACACCATTTTCTTTTTCTTTCTTTTTTTGCCTGTTTCTTGTTCTTCCGAACGAATAGCAGGCGCTGGTGCGACATACGGTTTTGCGGGTTGTACGGGAGCAGGCGCAGAACGACTACCACCTCCAAAAAATCCACCCATAATTTTTCTCCTTTATCCGAGTAGTGTTGGTTTATAAGTGCTGGTTGCACCTTCTTCTTGTGTTAATCCAGAACCTGTTAATATGGTATCTTGTACGCCTTTACGTCTTTTTAAACGCTTTTCTTCCTGTTCTACTTTTCCCTTATCTATACCTTCCACAGCTGGAGGCGGTGGAGGGGGAGGAGGGGGTGGTGGCGCAGGTGGCGCTTTTGGACTTAAGAAACCCATTGTGAATCTCCTTTATGTGTAAACGGGTTATAATCACTTGACGCAAACCGTTGTGGCGGATGCGACCAATCTTTTTGCTCTTTCAATCCGACAGCACAATACCTCCAGGCATCGGCTGCATGACTTGACCAATCATGTACGGGACTGGTTCGGAAACTTCTTGTCTTTTCATTATAGGCACGATGATAATGGCGTAACGCTTCTAATCCCACTTTACATTTATCCTGGTCAAACCAGCAGCGAGGTATTAACATCTGTGCGGCATGTATGCCATCTTCTATTGGTAACTTCGGTACAACACGGAAGTTTAGCCCCAAATCCCATGCCACTTCCCTACGGCTTTTCCCACTCCCAAGTTCTCGGACTTCAATATCATGGGGCGCCCAATGATCGCCGTATAAATATCCTTTTCTCTCCAACACACCCACATAATACGGTAGGCCTTCATTCCGCGCTTCTATATAATCAATCACATTAATCGCACGGCCTTCGGTTTGCACAAACCATATTGCGGTACTGTCGCCAATTCCTAAATCCCAAAATGTATGCACCTTACTGGACGGATCATACGGCACTTTAGTAATCCTTTTTTCTTCCAGTAGTTCCTGTAATTCTTTTCCATATATCGCACCAGGAACATTCGCTACCCAGCTGCATTCAAACTCCTGATCGTACTGATCCGGGGTCATCATAACCTTGGCAGCTTCTAATTCTTCCATATCTACAATATCGGTTTCGGATGCCTTATACACAACACTATACCATTCATCCAACGATTGGGCCTGTTCGTATAACTCGAAGAACATATTATGCCCTCTGGGCGTTCCGATAAAATAACAAAATCCCTTCCTATCCGATAACGCTGGACGAATAATCTCAGGAAATACCGTCTCTGGCATATCCGCAACCTCATCCATCACACACCCATCCAAATAAATACCACGCAAACTGTCGGGGTTTTCTGCACCCAAAAGCGTTAATCTGGCACCATTCGGCAAATCCGCTCGTAACTCCGTCTCATGAAACTTTACACCTGGTATCGCTCCTGCAAACTGCTTGAGATAATCCCATGCTACCGCTTTTGCTTGCCTATACGTAGGCGCTAAGTAGGCAAACCGTGGTGAACGATCCTGGCACAGTATCGCAGCACGCAACAAGTGATTAACCGCCATAACGGTCTTGCCAAACCTACGATGGCAAACAATGACGCCCCAGCGGTGTTTATCCAGCTGTGCATGCAGGTTGGATTGCAAGGGTCTGGGTGTATAGGGTATCTCGATGTTCAAGGGTCAGACACTCTCCAATCTGGTTATAACTACGTAATCCAACCGCGCCAATTTTTTGGGGTGGGTGGGGGGTCGCGTTTTGAAAAAAAAGCATACCCCTATCGCCTAAAATAAATAATAATTGTCTACTTATTGTCCACTACACTTAATAAATGGCGGAGGACTGCCAAAGTTCTATCGGTTGTAAACCGATTGACCAAGCCATATCAATTACTTCTCGCGCGTAGTTAAGACAAGACAAGATGTCCACTACCACTACTTACGACTTCTATTCCTACTCTTACTCATCACTCTCAAATTGCTACGACTGTTGTTTCTAGGGTTGCCATCTCTATGGTCAACGTCTTTACCATCGCCCTTGCGAACTCTACCAGTTGAACTCAACAAAGTGCGTGCTTTGTTTCTTGATGCTCTATTCTTCTTCTGTGTTGGCTTGGCATGATAAGAGTTGTACTCTTTCTTATAATCTCTCATTATATAGCCCCCAATAAAAAATGGCTAGTGCTTTGGGGTCAAACATTACACTAGCCATAAGATGTCTAAGTTTATCTAAATGTATTGCGATTTGATGTCATTGGCAACAATATATTGTTTATTTTGTAAAATAACTTGACATTTAATGTCACATACCCCATATTACTATTGAGAGGGAATTAACTCTCTCATCAACAAAGGGGTCAAACTTATGAATAAATATAGAAGATTACAAACAAAAGAACCAATAAACTATTCTAAAGTATTTAATATACTTGGAATATGTTTTTGTGCCTTTTCAATAATTCCATTGTATTTCTCAATGGCATTAGGAAACATTAATTTAATTGCAATACTTGGAGGAATGTTTGCAAGTGGAGCAATAATGATTGTTTTAAGTTCAATAGAGGAGGATATATAATGGCAAAGCAATATCCTATATGGAATCAAGTTCAAGCATGTATTTATAAAAGCGACAAATCTTATGGTGTAAGAAATGAAGGCGTTGTCAATGTAAAAGTTGGCACATCAAGCACATACTCTTATGACTTTGTAAAGCATGTAACAACAGTTAAAGACATAGACAAGCATACAAAGGAATATAGATTTTATGTTGATAACCATTTAATCAAACAAGCGTTTTTTAATACAAAGACAAAAGAGTTCACATTAAAAGACATAGACTTTCAAGCAATACAAGAAGAAGGGGCAGAATAATGAGAAAACTATATAATATTTTTTATAATGGTCTTTATGATGGAGTAGAACCATATTATGAATCTACTACGGACAATTTTAAAAAATGGTTGAAAGAACACAACAAACAAAGAATTAAAGAGGGAAATCAGCCAGAAGGGGCAGAAGAATTTAATGTTGAACTTGTAACATCTTCTTTAAATGGGGATGATGAAGATGAGCAATAAGCAAATCATAGACGAATCATGGCAAATAATAGGTAATCAACCATTATGGGCTATTAAAAGTATGTACCAAGTGTTAAGTTTATTACCTTCATTAAACACTAAGTCTGAAAACTTGCGATTAAAAGCATGTAAGATAATATTACAATCAAAGGGGGCAATATAATGGATAAAGTAAAAGAAGAAATACAAAAAAGACGATTAGAAATAGATTCTTTTAAAATGAATAAACAAAAATTAATAAACTTAGTAAATGATTTGTATTGGGATTATGACAGAATGTCTAGTAGTGGACAAGAAACACTAGACAAAATATCAGATTTACTAGGCATAAAAGAAGAAACAGAAAACAAAGAGGGGGAAATATAATGGAATCAATTAAAGATTATAACCATAGAATAGTAAGCATAGAAGAAGGGCAACCTTATGAATGTCTAGTTCATAAAGAGGACAAGAGATGGAATGGTTGGGTTTGTCCATTGTTTACTATGAAAACCTTTAACAAGTTTTATCAACATCAATTAGATGCTATTTCAGATAATGGAGAAGTTCGAGAAGAAGAAAAGGAATTTCTTAAAGATTTAGACTATATGAAAGCAAATATAACAACTATTAATAATGTTTGGTATGTTAATGTTGTTGGCATGATATGGAGTTACCATTCAACAGATAAAATGCAACTAGAAAAAGATTTAGAGGACATCTTAGGGCAACTACAAATGAAAAAGATAGACACTAAACAAGCATTAGAAACATTAAAAAATATTGTTAATTATAATAAGGGGGAAAACTAATGAAACATATTAAACATGGTTTATATGCAATTAGCGGAGATTGCTCAAGAGGTGCAATGGGTGATACTTCTGATTTTATAGTGTTCAAGCAAAAACATTTTAATATTGTAAAAAAATATTTAAAAAACCAATTAGAAATAAATATGCATAGTGTAAATAAACATTATACAGAAGAACCATTTAATCAATTAGTAGAGGAACATCACGACTTAGGTAATAAATTAATTGATTTAGGGGTATTTCAACACAAATGGCACAAGAGGACAGAATGGGTGCTTATGGAGTGCGATGAAGATTTAAAGCCATTAAACATTAAAGAAGAAGTAGAAGTTATAATACAATAATTAACTCTTTTTAAGGTGGTAATAAAGGCGAATGAGTGCTTGCTCATATCGCCTTTTTACTGTCCGTCTATCGCATCTGTAATGCTTTGCTAGTTTCAACCATGCAATCCCTCTAACTCTAAATACAGACGTACTAGCTACCTTCCATATAAGTTGGTTGTCGTCTCTGTCTATCTCTAACCCTATGGCAAGGGCAAACTCTAAGCGTGAGACTTGGTTAGCGGTTGGCGTTATTCTTACCTTACCAACGCTATGATAGTTGTAAACCTCCCAATAATTTTGTTTATAATCTGGCCAATAATTAAGTTTATTTTTTTTTAATGCGCTAGGCAATAAAGCAAGGGTTTGCGATGCTTCTTTATAAAGTTCATCAAGATCGGTAACGCTCCAGTTATCTCTATTCATTTACAATATCCAACCGCTAAAATCCAACCGCTCTTTTCCAACCGCTAAAATCCAACCGCTATTTTTTATGTGCAGCATCTTCCATCCTCCGTAACCAGTCCTCTCTTTCCGACAACGAACATTGAGATAACGCTTTTAATAAACTTACAAAACGATCAGCACTATACTTTTTTCTTAAAGAATTAAGCATTTTGTCATAACGATATTGAAAAGGGTTTGCTTGTCTTTTTTTTACTGCTTCATAGTAAAAGGGATTATTCATTTTGTTGGTTTTTGCGAGAATCTGCTTGGCCTTCGCCACCTCTGCGTCAGACACTCTAGCTAACTCTAGAGTAGTCTCTAGTGAAAGTTTATTTTGAAAAACATTATTTTTTGGAAAGTTTACTTCAAGAGCATACTCTAGAGTTAACTCTAGTTGTTTGCTTGCTTGCTTATAAATAATGCGCATTCTTTTTTTTCCTTGTCAAGTGGTTGTAACACCTTGTGTCAGCTTTTTTTATGTTTCCATACATTGGGGCGCTCATACTGCTTGCGCTTTTTTTCCCAGCATTCTGCACATAACGCCTTGTTTTTCTCCTTAATTGTCATAGGTTTACCGCAGATGCTGCAGCTCTCATAAAATGTTCCAACACTATCGTGATACCGAATCGTCATTCGCCCTCTCTTTTCCGTTTAGTTTGATGCCACCAATGAGCCATCGTTGCTGTAACCACAATCCAACTGCTACTGGTTTTTGTTTTACTAAAGTCTCTCATAATATCCTGGGGATCAGCCCCTCTAGCAACAAAGTCTTTAGCAACCTTCAGAGCTTCTTCCATGCAATATAATTCTTGCAGTGCTTTCTCACGATTATCATTCATCGATCTTCCTCAATGATGATGGCTCTGGCGATATGTGCGATGACTTGGGGGACGACCGCGTTGCCGAGGGCTTTGAGCCTTTGCGTTCTTCCAACTTGATTTGTTGTAACTCTTGGGATGTCAGGTTCGTCCAACCAGGAGGGAACCCCATCAACCATTCCACCCAATCCGCGTTCAATGCTCCTTTCCCCGTGTTCCGTACCTCTGGGCTGTTCCCCAACATCTTCTGCATCTTGGTTCCCGGTCTGCCCGCTGCATCCTCGTTCGCTGATGGTGTCAGAAACATCTCTTGTGCTACTTTCTCCATCAAAGTTGTCTGTTGTCTTTTGCCCTTTGCCACATCGTGCGGAACGCCTTGCTTGTTCTCCTTCATGTGCGCTGAGTACATGTCCGATGTCTTGGGTGTTGGCCACATCTTCTGCTTCTCCTCGAATAGTATCGCATCCGACAGTTTCGCTCCGTATGTCATGTTTGGCTTGTTCTTTTTGCGTAGTATGTAACCGCCCGTGCTTGTTTTCTCCACTCGACTGCTTTGTTCTCCTCCTTCCACCACTCCTGCTGTTGGTGTTGGCCACGATGAAAAGTCTTTGCCTTCTATGCGGGGCGTCAACGGCCACAGCTCCCAATACAAACGTCTGCCAGGAGTAACCTTCACTTTCCAAGTCAAATAACACTTGGTCGAGGCCCAAGTTAACATGACCAGGCACGTTTTCGCAAAGTACCCAAGTGGGTCTTTTGTGCTTAATAATTTCAAACATTCTCGGCCAGAGGTGGCGGTCATCTTCTGTGCCTTTTTGCTTCCCGGCAACGGAGAAGGGCTGGCACGGGTACCCTCCGCAGAGTAGGTCGATGTCTCCGCAACTGTCTGGGTCGAAGGTTTTGACATCTCCCCAAATAGGAACATCTGGCCAATGTCGTCTGAGTATGTGTTGGCAGAAGGCATCAAATTCAACGAACTGGATTGTTTCAAATCTTCCTGTGCTTTCCAATCCGAGGTCGATACCTCCGATGCCTGCAAAGAGGGAAAGGACTTTGAGTTTTTCTTTTTCATTCAAGGACACATCCTCTCTATAATTTGCATGCGAGGATTATCCTTTAACTGTAATAATGTTTGTAACCACAACTTGACCTGATCTAAGCTATAACAGGTTTCAACATGCTCACCAGTCATACGCAAACACCGCTGTATC